TCGCCAAACATCAACCATACAAGAGAATCCATTATTAAATGATCTTCCTATTTGATCCGGGGTATTAGCATCTTCATAGTTTTTTCCGTCAAAGATGCCCTGATAAGATATATATAACATAGTGTATTTATGTCAACGAAACAGTTGGTTACCGCGTTATATATATGTAGACTATAAAATCTACTTCATTAACCATAAAGGAAACTTAAAATGAAAACATTAGCAATCGTAATCCTATCAACATTATCACTAACAGCAATGGCTCAGACCACAGCTCCTGCCGCTAAACCAGCAACACCTGCTCCGGCTGCTACAGCACCGGCTGCTAAAGCAGAAGCACCAAAAGAAGAAATGAAATTGGCTAAGAAAAAGGATGCTCCCAAGGCAGATACAAAAAGTGAAGCCAAGCCTGCCAAAGCCGACGATAAAAAAGCCGAAGCTCCTAAGAAGTAATCCATACAGACTCACAGCAATTAGAACTTGGGGAATTGATCCAAATAAGATTCTAATTGATGATGAGGATATATTAGTTAATTCCCGTCGTATCATATTAAAGATTGAAACATCTTTAATTAACGATGAGGAATTAACTGATTATGTCAAGGTAAGATTGTTTCTGGCCAGAGAATTAGCTATGTCAAAATATAGAGAAATCTATCAAGTGGCATAAATATATATGAAGTTACGGGTTCTTCATAAAAACCTAACTTTTAAACACACACACATAGGAGATATAAAATGTTTAACACAGCAACTTACGCCTTTATTGACGGCGTTTCAGACTTTAAAAAGAAATTTGTAGAACAAACAGTTCAACACGAAGGCATCAAAACAGCAATGAATACATTTGTTGATGCACAAACAAAATACACAAAAGCGGCCGCAGATGCAGGAATGCAATCAATGATGGCTTTGGGTATGATTTTCACAAGCAAAGATTTCTACACAGAAATGAGCGACCAGTTCAAAACAATGATTCCTGCTTTTGATACAAAGAAAGCTAAAAAGTAATATGAAGAAACTTCTAGGAATGCTAGTAGTGTTCCTAGGTTTCTCTACAGATACCTACGGAACAGAGTTAGAAAAATATATTGTTAGCCGAAATCCACAAGATGCAGGCGACATTGAGCGATTGACCTATGAGTTCCATCGCAAACAATCAAATTGGAGATTTCTATGAACACACTTAAACAACTATTCAACAGCCTCTTAGAGGCAATTCAGTCTATTAAAGATTACAAAGCAAGTAAAATGAAATGAATCAATGGCAACCTATGACTGATGAAGATTGGGAATGGGTCAATCATGGTACATTACCAAAATTATTCAAATGATTACTTGGCTTTGTTCTTTGACCACTTCCAAGTTTTACCAAAATTAGGATTATCTTTTCCCTTCTTACCATGCATAGGATTTTTGGAACCTGATACATCTGCATGGTTAGCTTGCATTTTCTGTTTAGTTTCCTCTTTATGCTTTTGTTTATAGAAGGGATTTTTTGCACCTGTACGATTTTCTTTAAACTCGGTTGTTCGTTTCTTCCCTGTATTCTTTACTACTCTTTTAGCAACATGCTCAGTGGATTGTCGTACACCTTCTACCCAACTCCCGCCAGACTCTGGTATACGATTGGCCCATATCTTATTTCCATAATCATCCTGACCTGCAACTATATTCCATAATTTGCTGTAATATCTGCCCCAATTGTTTCTCTCTTGTTGACTATCAGTGGTTAATAAAATTTCAGTATGAACATCGTATCCATATTGTTTTATGTGAGTTAGCCAGTCTAAACCGGAACCCTTATATTTTAATGGATCTTTCTTAGTTTGACCAAGGTATTTTAATCCGGTAATTCTATGTGTTTTCACATAGAGGTAATAAATAATCATGCTGGTGCTTCCTTTCTAAATTCAAGCGTTAGAGTAGTCAGAGAGGTAAGAGACTCGTGGACTACACTTTTATTTATTACTTTACCATAATAATTGATAATTAAAAATAAGAATGATAGAATACAGACATATACACTAAGGAGACGATAATGTCAGAAAACAATTTTCAAAATATTTTACCCAAGATGCCGGAACTTCGGGTATCAAAAAACGGCTACGAAATTCGTACAGAAATTCTTAGACAAGCACAAGACCTTGTTGGACAAGAGTTTTCATACAAATGGCAAGGTTGGGAAGTTTCCCAAGAAAAAGATAAAGACGGTAAACTTGTAACTAAAGTAGGTATGCCAGAATTTCCCGGAGTTGATAAAGTTTTAGAGACTGCGGAAAAGATGTATAGCTTTGTAAATCAAGCTACTACTAAAAAATAATGAAACATAACAAATTAACTATTGTGTCCGTATTTGGACACAATGATGGTTCTTCTGCTATACCTTCCATAATTAAAAGTATGCAGGAATTACCCGGTAGTAGAGGACTACTTCTGTCAATTAAAAAACCAGAAAATCTACCAACTTCAGTTGAGTGGAAATCTATATATTTTTTAAATTATAAACAATATAGTGTTTTTATGATGCATGCCTTATATGCTTATATTGATACTGAATATTGCTTAGTAGTGCAGGATGATAGTTGGGTTCTTAACGGAAATAAATTCACTAAAGAATTTTATGAATACGATTATATAGGGCCTATATCACATTGTGGATTACGTTTTACTGAGGATCCGCATGTCCCTATAAAAAATAAAAAAGAAAATCTAACATTTGACCATCTTTATTTAAATTATAACTGGGTAAAAGAACCTAACGTTTGCAGACCTAATACATTGGTTGTACAAAATGGTGGATTTTCATTAAGAAGTAAAAGATTTTTAGAGGCATGTAATGTTCATGGAGTTATTCACACCTCTCCTGATCCATGGATTTTAAAAAATGACCATGGCATAACGAATCAGTGGAACCATAATTGGAATGAAGATATGCATCTTGCAGGAATACTTAGACCTATTTTAGAAAATTTTGGTTATAAATTTGCACCATTAGATATAGCATCTAAATTTGGTTTTGAATATATGGATCCACTCTGGCATACTGGTATAAATTTTAATAATATTATAGGTCATCATGCTAAATCCAGAGTTCTATTACCCAATAATGTTGTAAGTATTCCTAATAATACACATGATATGCGAAACTCCACTATATTAGAAAAAGAGTTTCTTAATTGGCTTACTACTAAAAAAGGATATACAGTGAGTGTTAACACTGACTGGGTAAGTGCGTTTAGTACTCCAAACCAAGCATATAACTCTAATTAATCTATAATATTAATGATACATGACAAATTAACCATTGTATCTGTGTTTGGGCATAATGATGGTTCTGCCGCTATACCTTCTATACTTAAAAGTATGCAGGAATTACCCGGTAGTAGAGGTCTACTTTTATCAATTAAAAAACCTGAAGATTTACCATCAGAAATTGAATGGAATCACATATATGGTTTAAATTATAAACAATATACACTTTTTATGATGCATTCACTATATGCATTTATTAAAACAGATTACTGTCTAATTGTACAAGATGATAGTTGGGTGTTAAACGGTGACAAATTCACTGAAGAATTTTATGAATATGATTATATTGGTCCACCCACACATTGCGGATTACAATTTAATGAGGATGCTTCTAAAATTGAACATTTATTTTTACAATTTAATTGGATTGGGAAACCCAATATATTTGTAGTACAAAATGGTGGATTTTCATTAAGAAGTAAAAGATTTTTAGAAGCATGTAATGTTCATGGCATTACTCATACATCACCTGATCCAATGAAATTAAAAAATGAATCAATGAAGAAAGCTAAACCCTGGATTCATAATTGGAATGAGGATGTTCAGCTTAGTTCACTTTTTAGACCAGTATTAACAAGTTGTGGTTATAAATTTGCACCTTTAGAAGTAGCAACAAGATTTGCTATTGAATATTTAGATCCAGTTTGGCATAAAGATATAAATTTTAATAATATCGTAGGTCATCATGCAAAATCCAGAATTCTATTACCGAACAATACTGTTAGAATTCCAAACAACGTAGCCAAGGTAGGTAAAATGGAAAGAGATTTGATTAGTTGGATGACAAATATAAAGGGCTATAATGTTGTAATGGACAAAGACTGGGATAGTAAATTTGGAGGCGGTAATGCCTCTGATAAAACAGTAGTACGTTAGTATTCAAAAATGCACCCCCGTTAACGGGGCTTTTTTATACCCAAAATTTGACAATAAATGGATCTTCTGCTACAATAGAATCTTAGACAGTTAGATAAAGGAAACGAAATGACTAAATTCATCAAGGGCAACTTCTACGGTACAGAGTACGTTGACTACACAAACCCAGTTGACGGTACTACAAAGTTTGTATCCCGCTTCAAGTATGCTAAAGGTAGCAAAGCAACATTCCTTACATTCCTTACAAAGAACTTTACAGTTGAGGAATACTTTGCCCGTTTAGAAAGTGAATCTCCCCTTGAAATCTTACAGTCTAAGGGCTATATTCAACCACACATCAAAAAGATGCTCAAAGCACAGGGTTATCCAGTTACTAAAGCAGGATTTGAGCAATTGGTACAAGATAATGTTGCTAAAACGCAACAACTATTGGCCGCTTAAATTTGACAATAAATGGATTTGGGCTTATAATAGAATCTTAAACAGTTAGATAAAGGACACAAAATGACATACGGAATGTTTAGCGAAGAAGGTAACAGACAAATTGCTGATATCATTGAATTCCACAGAATTTACAAAAGCACTTGGCCCGTAGTTTATCAAAATTTGCGTGACCTTGCTGATAGTGACTACAAATTGTTCGGTGAAGCAATGGATACAGAAGTCCGTGAAGTTGTCTACACTAAATTGGGCTTTAAGTCAGATTTCTATATTTGACAATAAATGGCTTTGGGTATATAATAGAATCTTAAACAGTTAAACAACGGAGTTAAACATGAAAGCATTACAGAAATACATTGACCAGAAGAATCACTGGAACAGTTTTTTCAAGGGTGAGCAGTATGAAATCGCTACTCAAGCAGGTCGTCAACGTTTGGCAGATATGATTGACTCGGCTCTCAGCCCAGAGAATCTTACATGTGATGGCGAACTGCCCCGTGCAGAAGTTAACCGTCGCTACAAAGAATTGATGACTGCCGCTAAACAACTGAAGCAGTTGGATCCATCTGTTAAGTTTTACGAATACGAAACTGAAGTTTAAGGAAAAGAACATGGCTGGATTTACTAACGTATCAAATATGACTAGCCGTCAAATTCAACGTATGGGTCACGAGGATGATTCTACTCCTTATCGTGCTAAAACAAAAACTCAAAAGGTTTCTGTTCAACATGATGCTGATAATGTGTGGAGTGCGGCATGTGCGGCACAACGTATCAACGGTAGTTATATCAAGTTGAGTGTAATTTCTGAATCAGATCCTGCTACAACAAAGTTGTCTAATCGTATGATTGTTGAAAAATTGTTAGCAGACCTATCAAGTATCACCGACGAGGATCGTGAACAAGGTGTAAAGGTTCGTGCTTTTTATCAGGCATATACATTCAAGATCCTGCAAGGTAAACAACTAAGTGATTTTGACAACAACGCAATGCTTATTGCTAATCGTGAATTCATCACCGGTAACTATGATGTAGCAGTTATTGCTAGTTTACCCTCATGCTATGAGCGTGGTGTTGTACGTCAATCGGCCGATCAACGTGTTAATTTTGCGACAGGTGGTTTTATTGGTAAAGCTAATGACAAGGTTACCGCTTCTATTGAAGTATTGAAATCAGTATTTTCAATGAAATGGAATACTAACTATGTTACTGGTATTACTACTGATGACCAAATAGTGTTCTTTGCTTATAAAGAAGCATTGGACATTGGAAAAGTTTTGAACATCAATGGCACTGTCAAAGCACATAGAGATAACAGTACCCAACTTAATCGTGTAAAGGTGATTGCGTGAATACAGAATTGATAACGAAGTTAAAGGCACAATGTATCGTGCGTGAAGTACGTGGTACTAATGCTTTTGATAGTTACATGGTAGATAGATTTGATTCAGAGAAATTTGCTGAGTTGATTGTAAGAGAGTGTGACCGTTATGCCCGTAGTGTATGGGAACATGGTCCGTTGTTAGGTAGAGATTTATTAATCCATTTTGGAGTTGAAAAGACAAGTGATGAATAAAGATATTGAAAAACTCTTTAAAGAAGCCAAAGGTTATGTTGAAGTAGACGGTGAAGGTAATCGTTCTACGTACACATATGATTTTGACCCTGACGCTTTTGCTAGGTTGATTGTAGAAAAGTGTATTCAAACATTAGTCAATCATGGCTATACAGATGCGGCAACTGTGTTAAAAACAGAGTATGCTGAAGATTGGCAAAAATTAGAATTTCCGGAGATTTAAAATGACAAATTTATTAATAGGCTTTGTTCTTGGTATTATTGTATCAACCGTGGGCTTTAGTGGCATTGCTAAAATAGCTGACAGTGGTGTAGAAAAAGTTAAACAGGTAACTGTTGATCAGGCTAAGTGAAATATAAACGTAAAAAAGTGGAGAATATTATGGGACTAGATATGTATGCGTATGTTGCTAAAAAAAGAGGGCAATATAATGACTTCTACGACACCGCAGAGTTGGATGCCAAAGGTGATGAGTTTGTAAGTGATACAGTTACTAAGCCACACGAACTTGCTTATTGGCGTAAGCATCCTAACTTGCATGGTTGGATGGAACAACTATGGGTTAGTAAAGGTCGTCCAAGACAAAGTGTTGGTTGGCCTATATTCAACGGCATTGAACTTGAACTAACATGGGATGATTTAGATAATCTTGAACGTGCTATTCGTAATGGTCAACTTCCAGATACAGAAGGTTTCTTTTTTGGTAGTCCGGCAGATAATCACTATTATGAACAAGACCTTGAGTTTGTAAACAATGCTAAGGCAGAAGTGTTCTTGGGATTAAAAGTATTCTATAACAGTAGCTGGTAGCTAAATACCCTGTAAGGGGTAACATCATGGACACTATTAAAACAACAATTATAACAATACTGGTGGTCGTAGGAATGGTTTGGTTTGTACGAGAAGGTACAGACGATCCTGATTATGTTGTCATAGAATATCAATGTTCCAAACTAGATACATACGAACAAGTTCCCGACGAAGTAACTGAAGAATGTAATAAACGTAAGGCAAAATAATGGCTATCTTATATCGTATCAAACCCTCTGATAAAAAATCTGTTGAAGCATATTATGATGTTTTCAGTAAAGATGAACAAGGCAATGTACGTGGTTGGAGTGTAACTGAACTGTATCGTTGGGGTCAAGGGTTTGTTGAAGATGAATCTGAGTTACCCTTTAGTGATGATAGATATCATTGTGTCGATCCTACGATTGGTTGGGGTTGTGAACTTGAGGACCTTTGTGCTGTAGATTTTGAGTTTGATGACAGTTTCACCGATGAAGAAAAAGAAGAAATTGAAGAACTTTGGGCAGACGGTGGTGCAGGTTGGTTATATGATGGTGAACATAATTGGGAAGTTGAAGAAGATACTATTACTATTTTGGGTCCGTTTGTAGTTGACAAAATTGACGAGGACGTGTATAATGAGAGTATTGAAACAGTAGAACTTAAACCCCGTCCACCTTTTGTCGCAACAACAGCGTGGCCATTCTCAGGATAAATTATGTCAGCAAGTTGGATTAATAAATTAAACGAATCGGATAGCCGCCTTCATAAAGAAGATATCATTTTACAGGCGCTTGAGGCAAGTGTCCTAGGTAGCACTAATGCTCAGATTTTTTTGGGTTTGACAAAAGCTTGTTACAATCCTTACGTGACATTTGGTGTGCGAAAAGTTTCTGATACAGTAGGTATCATTGACGCTGAAAATCCTTGGAGTGAGTTTAATACATTACTCGCTATGTTATCACAACGTGATTTGTCAGGTAATGCCGCACTTGATGCTATCAATGAAATGAGTGAACGTTTTGATAGTATAGAATGGAATACATTCTGTGCTCCTGTTATTCGTAGAGATTTACGTGCAGGTATTTCAGACAAAACAATCAATAAAATTTGTAAGAAAACAGAATATGAGATTCCAATCTTTGGTTGCCAACTAGCAACTAACAGTGAAGGTCGTCCTGAGATGAAAGGTACTAAACGATTAGAGCCTAAACTTGATGGTGTTCGTGTGTTACTAATGGTTATTCCAAGTGAATTTAATGAAGTTACTACTATTTGTTTTAGTCGTAATGGTAAACAGTTTGATAACTTTGGTCACATTGAAGATCAGGTTCGTAATAACTGGATTAAGATTGCCAGAGGACATCAGAACGCATTGATTAACGGGTTTGTATTAGACGGCGAAGTGATCGGTAACACGTTCCAAGAACTGATGCGACAGGCGCGCCGTAAGACTGATGTACAAGCGGATGATAGTGTGTTCAATATCTTTGATATTATACCATTAAGTGATTTCCGTGAAGGTCATTGGAATGCTCAACTACACAAACGTATCAATATACTTGAACATATTCGGCATGTAGTTGACACTATGCCCAACGTTGAACTACTACCACACATCATGGTTGACTTAGATACAGCCGCAGGCAAGGATCAACTTGAACGCTATGCTAAGGATAACGTTAATGCAGGGTTTGAAGGAATTATGATTAAAGAATTAGAAGCTCCCTATATCTGTAAACGTAGTACTGACTGGATGAAATGGAAGCCAACATTAACTGTAGACTTGGAGGTTGTGGGTGTTGAGGAAGGTACTGGTAGAAACTTGGGAAGACTTGGAGCACTGGTTTGTCATGGAGTTGACGACGGGAAAGAAATTACAGTCAATGTGGGTAGTGGCTTTAGTGATGCTGATAGAGATGACTATTGGACTAACCGTAATTTGGTCATTGGTCGTACTGCTGAAGTCTTGTGTGATGTGATTACGCAGAACCAAGATGGAACATACAGTTT